TTTTTTACTCGAATAGAAGTATTATTATCACCATTAGGACGTGCTGCTCTGAAGGCTGTATTAGTCTCCCTTATGTTGTGGCATCCGACACTCTCTAAAATTATTCTAATACAATCATTATTATTTCGAATTTGATCTAGGATTTCTTCAGCCTTCAGTCATTAATCACCTCCTTGTATTAATAAAACATTTTATAAACCATCTACCTTTTTATCTAATTGTTTTTGTTTATTAGTTTTATATTCAACTTCATCCGGTAATTGTTTAGGATAATTATTAATTTCATATTTACATAATTGTTTTAATATTTTATTTTCTTTTTTGCTATCACCAATAAAATAAACATATCTGCACTTTTTACTTCTAGGTTTATAAAATATATTTTCTGTATTCAATATCTTTTTTAATTTATTTATATCGCTTGTATTATATTTATTATTTAAGCTTTTTGAATGATATTCTTTTCCATTAATAACAATACTGCCACCACCAGGGATTGAATAACCAGTAAAATACCAATTAGTAGCTTGATATATGTACCCCAAATGTTTTTCTCTGGTATCTGCAAAAGAAACTAATATTTTTATTTCTGGTTTATCTTTTTTAAGTAATTTTATACCTTGTCCTATTAAAAAACTTTCCGAATTTTTTGGGGATTCATCATAACACCATAATCTATTTAATTCCAATACATTACTCTTATATTCTTCACCACATATTTTCATTAAATGAGGACTAGGTGGTATACCAAATGTAATAATTCCCAATAATAAATCTTGCCTATAAAGACCATAATGTGCAATGATATGTGGCACTCGATGTAAATAATGTTTTGTTCTACATATTTCTTTTACTATATCTAAAGGTACATCTTTTACAATATAATTTTCTTTAGTTAATTTTTCATCCTTTATTAAATTATAAACATTCTGATTTATTTCGTTCACCACCCTTAATCACATAAATTACATATTTCTACCCTTTTAGTTCTTTTCCTACCATTTTAATTAATCTATTTGGGGTATTTTAGTAATACCAATTTCTTTCCAATAGTTGCATGATAGGTCAACTTGCATTACAAATTGACAAAAATCGGTGATTCCCCTGCGGTTCTTCGTTACCCAAAATATATAATATGTTTTTGTATCATCAAGTTTAATTTCATATTTATTTCCTTGTGAATCATAATTCCAAACCTCTAAGGGATACTTGCCATAAGTGCGTTCATCTTCACGAATTTTTCTTCCAAGTAATTGAACAGTTGCTATATCCATTACATTCTTTGATATTCCTACAGCACTTTCAGTTAAATATCTGGTTCCTAATGTTGTCTTGGATAATTGTAAAGTCATAAAAGTATTTACATTCATTCCACCATTTTCAGTCGGTCTTGATATTTCATCTATTTCCATTGCAGCATCCATAAATTTTTCCCAAGATTGATCTTGTCCAGCTTCAGACTTAAATGTATCAAGGCATATATAAGAGTTTCCTAATAATGCCTGTTTTTTAACTATTTTTTTAATAAGACCATAATCTTGTTTTGGTAAAGGTATAAATGAAATTAAATTTTTCTTATTTGTATCTTCCAGATATTCAGTTACTTGTTTTAACATTTTCTTTTCTTCTGAATTAAAATTGCCCTGTAACCATCTTTGACCATTGAAATTATAATTAAATTTATTTTTCAGTACGGTTGAAATGAAAATATTGCGATAATCCCGAAGCCCCTGTTCATTAGCTAAAATAGTAACCTTTTCATTATGTTCTAAGGCACTCATTAAAATTGCGGAGCATATAAAACGTGTTTTTCCCCTACCACTGTGTAATCCTAACTCATATACGCAACCCAATCCAAGTCCTTGAAATTGACTGTTTAAGATTGGCATATTATACAGTGGAAGTCCTACGGATGGTTTTTTATCTGCTTGTTGAATATGTTCTTCGATATTTTCACATAGATCAAAAACTTTAACACCAACATCTGCATTTAAAAATATTTCATTCAATTGTAAATCCCAATAATCCATAATTTGTTGATGAGTCATTTTTTGAAATGTATCAATGTTTTTAATTACAGCAAAATCTTTATCGTATAATCTTCTTAGCGTTTCTAATTTTTTTAATTCATCATAATAAGAATCAAAATTGTCTTTATTAACTTCTTCTATTAATTCCTGTATAACTTGAAATCCACCGTAGTCTTCATATTTATCTCGCCATTTATCCGAAAATTTAGCAAGAGTAGTTTCAACCGCTATATCATCAAAAACCAATTTATTTTCTTTAATTCTCATTTGTTTGCCAAGCAAAAAATAAAACCACCAGATTTTTTGAGTGAATGTTTCCTTACTAATTCGGTTTTCATCATAATCAAGATATAAATCTGGATGTTTCCAAAATAATCCAACTATGTAGGCTTCAACAGGATTACTTATTAATTCTTGCGGATATTCTTTGCTCAATTAATCACCTACCAATCATTCCAAAAACTTTGATATGTCTCTATTGTCCTGTCTTTTATATTCAGTAATACAAACTACATTATCCGGTATTTTTGTCTTATCATATTCACGTTGTTTAGCTTTTTCAATTGCATTTAATCTAGTTGCTTCGTTTTCAATAATTGCAAAAATATAGTTCCATCCTTTGGTTTTATAATTCCTACATAAAACATCTCTTTTATCCTTAATTGTGTTCGTAATTATGTCCCATTTGAACCTCTGATGGAGCATATTTAAGCGTGTAATCATCTGTGCTGTGAGTTGATCTATATCCAAAGTTGATATTAATTCTTTACGCATCTTATTAAATGCCCAATAATTTTCTTGATACCAATATTGGACGCAATCTTTATGTCCTTTTTTTGTTCTAATACCGTTTTTTGACTCGTATTCCTGGACATATACTTTATCTTTTAGTAATTTTTCACCGCAAATATCACAAGTTGTTGAATTATAATTTTCAAACCACTCTTCTACACATTTTTGATGTCCTTTCTTCCCTGATTCTTTACCATTTCTATTGATATATTTTTGCGTATAAACTTCATTTTTAGGCAGTTTTTCTTTACAAATATCACATTTTATCATAAAAATCACCAAATTTTATAGTTTTTTTTAATCACTTGTGAGTTCATCACTATTCCATGCAAAAGTTTTATCACAAGTTACTTCTTTTGGATTTACCCACTCTATTGTTCTTTAGTTTGTTGAATAATTCAATAGGTGTTTCATACTCTTGGTTCTTTGTAGCAAATCTATTATTATCGAAATCTGCCAAATTACCTAAACACCACCGTATATCCACAATACTTCCTTAAATAATCTACCGCACTACACCCCGTAAGACCCCTAGTTCCACCTTCAATAACAATGGTCTTACCTTCCTTAATAACTCCCAGATACCTAATAGCTTCACTTTCTGTCCATTTTTTACTCAATTACATTCCTCCTTATTACAATCGCACTCTCCTTCACAATCAGGACACATTGCTTTTTCTTTTTCTAAATCATCATCAAGTATTCTTTTTCGGCAATTTTTACAGATCAACTTTCCCACCTTCCCTTAATATTAATATAAGTTTGTCAATTTGATTATATAAGTTTTCAACACTTCGATTATTATAAATTTCCACCATTGGAATCTCTCTAGTCTCAATTTCGGTCTGAGAATCCAATAAATCCACATCACAAACTCCATCTCTCGCATACAACCGTTGAACCGCAACGTCTCTAGGACAGCAAATTCTTATCGGATAAAAATTCTCTTTTATTAAAGCATCGTATTCAATACCCTTTCTCATGTCGCCAATAACAACGTTTTCTGAATGTTGAATTTGTTTTAGAGTATACTTAACCCAAACGAACTCATCAATCTCTCTTAATTTTTCACCTATTTGAATTAATAAACCTCTATCTTTAACCTCCATTCCAAAATATTTTTCAGCAATATCATATATTCCATCTGCAAAATTTAATTGCTTAAATCCATGTTGTTGTTCAAGATAGTTTGCTACAGTTGTTTTTCCCGCACCAGCGATATTACTGCAAATAGCAATCTTAATTATTCATCACCCCTTATTCAAAGCATTTCTTTCCCAAAATACTCCATCTACATATCCTTGAATTGATTTTTCTTTATCTGCTAATTCCAATCTTTTTTGTGTCAAGCAACAATATTCTTCGTCTGATTCAATTCCTATAAATCTTCGTCCTAATTTCTTTGCTACTACCGCAGTTGTTCCAGACCCCAAAAACGGATCAAGGATTACATCATTTTCTTTTGAACTAGCGAGTATAATCTTTGCAACTAACTTTTCCGGTTTTTGTGTTGGGTGATCAGTATTTTCAGGCATTGACCAGAAAGGAACCGTCAGATCAGTCCACAAATTTGAAGGATAGGTTAGTCTAAAATTACCACTTTGTTCTTCCTGCCAATCTTTTGGTTTACCATTTTCCTTATATGGTGCTAAAACTTTTCGTTTTAACTTAACTGCTTCAACATTAAAATAGTAATCTTTACCCATTGAAGCAAACCATATATCCTCTGAAGCGTTTTTCCAATTGGTTAGTGAACCCCTCCCTTTTTCCCGCTCCCAAGTTATTCGATTATGGATATATACATATCTTGATAACACTTCATAAATGGCAGGGGAACTTATCCAATCTCCACAAATATATATTGATGCATTTGATTTAAGTGTGGGCAATATGAGTTGAAACCATGAATCCATCCAATTAACATATTTCCCCATATCCATTTTGCTAAATTTATTTTTATTAAATTTCTTATTCATATTGTACGGAGGGTCAACAAAGAGCAAATCTACTGATTGTTGTGGTATATATTTAGTAGCTTGAAACATATCCCCACAAATAATTTTATTAACTACGGTATCTTGATTAATTGGTAAATAAAGAAGTTCATTCTTATATTTTTCTCTTTCAATATCAGTCAATGTAATTGTTCTATTTCTTCCTGCTCGTTTTTTATCTGCCAATTACTTTCCTCCAATTGAACTTTATATTCATAAACTTTATTAACATAACTTTTTGCAATACCTTTTTTCTTACATCCGGCGATTCCATAGTGATATGAGCTTAGCATTAGATCAAAAACTTCTTCGTCTGAATATCCTTTATCTTTCCAATAAGAACGATGATATGCTAAATTATAACATCCAAAGTTTGTGCAATGTCCAAAATTAAACATATCATAATTCTTAATGCCTAATTGCTTCGCTATCCAGGGTGCGGTATTTTTATTGATCTGCATAATACCTTGAGATGAACCAGTGTCAGAAATAGCATTAATATCAAAATTACTTTCAACTTTCATAACTGCTAATACTAACTCATAAGATAAATCATATTTTTCACATAAGTTTTGAACATAATTTTGTTGGTACTCGCTTAAAGGAACATTATAATAGATATACTGTTCTTCCGTATGTGCTACAAAGGAGGGGGGTGCCTCCCTTGCCATCATCGGGTTTAGGATAATGACAAGGGAGAGAAGGAATGAACCTAGAAAGTTATTCATGGGAAATACCTCATTTTTCTTATTTTTTAGGATGCTTCTTAATCAACCTCTGGTTGTAAATTTTGAACTTGTTTTAGAATTTCTTCGGCTTGTCCAATGTCAGTGTACTTACGGGGATCGCCATTAAGAACTTCTTTAATGGTTTTACCTTTGACACCCTCGGATTGTTTTTGTTTGGAAATAGACATAATTTCTTGAATAATATCTTCAAGTTTATTTTCTTCAACAATTTTCTTTTCTTCTTCAATACGCTCTTTTTCTTTTTGTTTTGCAAGGTCTTTAACCTTTTTATCGCTTAAACCGTACTTTTCTTTTCCCATTTCAATCTCTTCCTTAACGGCTGCTTCAAATACTTTTTTCAATTCATCATAATCAAAATCAATCTTTTCAGGCACATTTGCCCACCGGAAACCTGCTTCTACATTATTATTTGTCCGAAGATAAAGGATTCTTTTATTATTAATCACGGCACTTTTTACAATTTTGCCATCTTTATTCTTCACCGCAGGTTCAACAATTTCAGTTTCAAATCCAGCAGTTAAAAGAAAATCAACCATTGCAGATACAATATTGCGTTCTCTGTCTGTTAGATCAGGAACGATCTTTGTATATTCATCCTCTAAATCTCTGTTGTAAGTCTTGTCTTTGATATGAGCAACAAAAACTACTCCATAACCTGCACGTTTAAGATTATTAACAGTGGTTTTAAATTCATTTTCAAGAATTTCCCAACCGCCACCATAAGGAATTTTATTAAAAGTATCAATAACCTTATCTGTGCCTTCTTGATATGTATCCATCGCATATTGTTTTAATGCACTAAAAGTATAATTAACAGTATCAAAACAAACGGTCTGGTACTTTTCTTTTAAAGTTAAATCAGAAGTTAATTGTTTTACAACCTGTTTTACTTCTATCCATTTTTTAATAGGAATACGATAAACAACTTTACCTTTAGTTCCTTCTTCAAAGTCAAGAATAAGTGGTTTATCAAACTTAGTACAAAATTCGCTCTTACCAATTTTAGGCTGCCCCGCAATTAGCGTAGAGAACTCACCAAAATTTGTTGTAGGAATATTTAATTCAAGTTCGTGTAAATTAATCAAATACATTCCTCCTCATATTATTGTTGCTCTGTCAATTAATTAAAATGGAAGTTCGTCATCATCTTCTACTTCAGTGTTACCACCAGTAAATGTACCCCTCTTCTTATCAATCAAACTTTGCAAATACTTTTCTCTTTGTTCAAACGCTTCTTTAATATCTTTCTTTTCAAATTCCTTATCAGAATACTTTGCACCAACAATTAATCTTTCACGTCTACTATTAGTAACAACTCTTTCCTGATCTTCTCCAAAATCAGCTTCAATAACAATAGTCTTAGTTTCTACGGAATTTACAATATCTCCCCAGAAGTTAATGACATTACCTTTTTCAACTGTTCCTTCAAGTTTTTCATAAACCCCTTTGGGAGCTTTCAAGGTCAACGGCTTTACATTTCCACTATAATCAACAATAAATCCGTCTACATAACCAGCACCAGTTTCTTCATCGTCTTTGACTTCTGGTCTAAATTTCTGAACTATCATTTCAACATCAAATTTTGCCTTTGGTTCAAAAGTATTGTCGTTTACTCGATTGATAAAATTAGTATTATATTTTACGGCAGAAATAATTTCATTGTTTGCATTAGCAAAATCATTAATTCTAATTTCTCCGGCAGTAATTCTAATCTTAGTTACTTCATTCGGATCGTCAGTTTCATTGGCAGCTACAGTATCATTAAATACAGTTTGTAAGCCTTTAAAAACTACATTATCACCGCCATCTTTCTTTTTTGCGTACGAAAATACTTCTACGGGGATAATGTTTTCTTCGGCAACCTTGATATTAATAGTTCCCGAAATAAACTCCTTATCTTTTCTGTCAACCTTAATTTCATACTCTTTACTATTCAACCAACCTTCAATATTCACCCGATTACCAGTTTGTTTAAGACTCAATAAATAATTCCTCCTTGGATTAAAATATACTCTACCTAAAAAGGTAAGTATACTAATTGTATCATATTATAATGTGTCTGTCAAGTGATTAGAAAAAGTTTCCCCTAAGTTTTTAAAGGAATTTTTAGTGCTAAAATGACTTGTCCTAAATTACATCCATTATGTTCTTTTTTGTACTGTACTATTTGACCACATATCATTTCTCTATCCTCCCTTCGTATCCGGCGAACCACATTATAAACTCTTACTGGATGACAACAACCTTCAAATGCCTTTACTACGTCAGCAACAAGGGTAGAGTTAAAGTCTAAATCCAAGATGATCATCCCTTTCAAATATATGGTTGCATTTAGTATAACAACTTATTTTTGGTAATTCAAGAAAACATTGTCGCTAATTGTCGAAATTATCAAAAAAAATAAAAGTTTATTCGCCATAAACCTTTCTTGAAATTTCTGTAAGCCATGATATATCTTTCCATTGTCGTTTCCCAAATATTTCTTGAATACCTTTAGCAGTAATATATTTGAATTGAAGCAAATAAATCATTTTTGATCTCCTAATGTTTTTAATAGTTAATGCTTCAATGTCTAAATCATGTTCTGTTCCATCCCAATCCTTTGACTTTCTGCCTATATCTAAACTCAGTTTTTTAACTATCTTTCCAAATATCATTGTTACTTCTGCGGTTTGCTTATAAAACATATCACTTCTAATTTCTATTGGTTTAATAAGATATTTGGTTGGTTTATAATTATATTTTTTTATTACACCCGTGGAGTTAATCTGGTAATACTGTATTTCGTTTAAACATCGTTTAATATCTAAAACTACTATTGGATCGGTAATCCATATGACACGTTTTTGTAATTGAATTTTAATTTTATCATCAATAAACTCTATATCTGTTTCTTTCAAATGTTTAATTTCAGTCGCAGATAACCCTTCCCAAGCTAATTCAAAAATTACTTTATCTCGCACATTTCGCAATTCTCCGTCAAGATAAAAATCAAGTTCATTTCTTATGAATATATAATCTTCATAAGTAATGATTTGCGATCTGAGTTTTGGATAATCAATATAAGTTTTAATAGTAAAAGATGGTTTTAAGGGTGTATATGGTATATTCTTTTTTTTACAACTATATTCATGAATATAACGTAAACTACGTAAATATCTATTTAATGAATTTTGACTGGTACTGCGTAAGCCAAATAGGAAATTATTAACATCACTTTTGTTCCACTCAGTAATATCTTTATCTATATCTAAAATTAATTTTTTAAAATGTAAATACATATGTTCATTGTTGGCAAATTCTGCTAATAGCTCATCATAAAATTCAATCTCCACCTCTATTCTTCCTCCTTTCCAATAATTTGAAGAATCTCTTCTAATTGATCAATAGAATAATTTTCTGGACGTTCAAGAAGCGTTTCTATTCTATCTGAAATCTCTTCCGGTGCTATACCCTTTTCCATTACCCAGAATCGAATGAGCTTGTTTCGTGCATTTTGTCTATTTGTATTAAGTTTTGCTAATTCTTTTTTTATCATATTATACTCCATTTCTAATCCTCCTTTAAGTAATATTATAATATATAATCGATTTTTTTACAATATTTATTTTTTACATTTTTTTTAAAAATTATCCTATATATTAAAACTATTTAGTGAAAGGAGTAAAAATTATGCAAATTACAAATCGAGATTATGAGTTTTTGAATGATTTAGCAAATGTTGGATACCTTAATTCACAGCGTATTACAAGATTGTATGGTAATTACAAAGTAACTATGAGAAGAATGAAACTTTTAACAGATCATGGTTTTTTAGAAATTATCCAAAACACTAAAAATATTTATAAAATCTCTCGAAAATGTAGCAGTTTTTTATCAAAACCTTACAAAAAACCATCAAAAACAGATAAACTTTCACATTTTTTAGCGTGTGCAGATTTCTATTTTTTTATAAAATCTACACATAACATTGATAATTTTTTATTGGAACAACAAATCAAATTTAAATATCAGGGCAAACCATATTCATTCCGTCCAGATATTCTATCACAAATAGACGGTAGATGGTATATGATTGAAATTGATCTGAGCAATAAGCGTTTTGAAGAAAAAATTAAAAGATGGGAAACGTACTATTTAAGCAATGAATTTATAAAATTGTTTGATAAATTTCCACCAATTATGATTATCGGCAACAACATTGAAAAAGTAAAATCCATAATTCAAACAAATCAATCAATAAATTTTAATTATTTTTTTAAGTCTTATCAAGAGGTATTAAATTGGGAATATAAATATATGTACCGCCATGATAAAACCCCATACAACGCAATCTAGAACGCCTAAAAGGATATTATGGGTGTAGATTGGTTCTACACTCAAATCCACACCCTATTATTATCTATATCATCCCTTATTGTTTGATTATTAAACATATTTTCATAATATTCTCTTTGAGAAATGCCGTATTCTTTCGCACATTTTTCATTAAGATAACTCCGATCAACTTTTTCTCTACGCATTTCAATAGGTAATGGCAATTGCACAATGCAGGGGTAATTACTATTCTTGTAGTGTAGACTGCATAAAGCATATCTCCTTTTCCCATCTGATTTTGCAATTAATTTTTCAACTTCTTTCAAACTATCAAAATCAAATGGTTTATAAAATTCAGATACTTGCTCAAAGTTTTGTCTGGAGGTTGGGAGCATAATAAATGATGCACCAGAAGTTTTTAAATTATCTCCCATAATTCTAAAAATGTTCATATTGTGGATAAAAAACACGAAACGCAAATGCCATTTTCGAGAAGCAATAATATGATCCATGAGTAAACACATTATTGTTGGAAATCTGTTTGGTTCATCAATGAGTAGATGCGTCATGGGTCTATCCTTTTCTTCCATATCATATCGACTTGATTTGATTGCTAACCACAATTTTTGCGTTAAAAAGGTTACTAAAATATCCGAAAATTCTTCCGGTATTCTAAATAAAACACAATATCCATTATTTGCCCAATGTGCAAAATCTAATTTTTTATCAGTTTCTAATGAAAAATATTTTTTCAAAGTAGCATTTTCCATGAGTAAATTTAACCTGGTTTCAACACCGGATAATGTACGAACCTGAATATCCGAATCTAATTGAAGAATGTTTTTTGCAAAAGCAAATTCATTTGGAATTTGCAAATTTTTTAATAGTTGATGCCGAAGTTTTACATCCCAAATACAATCTTTAATCATTCCAAAATTACCTTTGTTCATAAAAACAAGTTGTGCTAAATCGGTCAACACTGACCGCATAGCCGGAGTGAGTTTATTTTGTGAAGAATCTTCACTTTGAAATGTATCAATAAATCGTTTTAATTCATTTCCTATTACACTTCCAAACTCCTCTAATATTTTGAATTTTTCTATTTGGTCTTTGGCATTATTTAATAGTTGATAATAATGATCTGATATTTCATTCCAAAGTAAAGGAAAAGCATATTCATTATCCCTAAAATCTAATACAATAATTTTTTCTTCTGGAAAATCTGGAGAAAGATAATCCCTAATTATCCGAATCGTTTTTCCGTCAATCGTATCAAAAGCAAATATACTTTCTCCATGTTCAACTGCATCAATCCCATACATTCTCATAAAACTTGATTTACCACCTGATTGTGGAGAGATATAAACTAACGGTTTAGAATTACTATCTACGTCACTCCCAAACCGCACAGTTTTGAACGTGCTGCCCTTCTTTAACTCTCCTAATAGTAAACCATTCTTAAACAAATCCCCTGGCATATTAACAGTTGCTAAATTGATTTTTTCTAAAATGTCTTCAAATTCAATAAGCATTTTTTCAGAAGGAGTTTTAATAAATTGAACACATTCTTTTGTATTGCAAATAGATGTGTTTCGCATATTGCTTCTATCTAATGGATCACCATAGATGAATTTATAAACCTTCTTTTGTTTTTTGATTTCTTGTGGTTTCATTGGTTTCAAAGTATTATCACCATCAATATCTTTGTAAATTGTTTCTAAGTTTCTGATAATATTTTCAGTTGTGGTTGGATTAGATTTAACATAGAGATTAATACTTGTTTTAAACCCATCGTACATAGTTTTGTGCTTAGTATCCGCAGATAAATCTTGAACAAAATTAACTTTTTCCTTTTGAATTTGATTAACACTCTCGCCTAATACTCCAGCAATAAAACCATTGAGAATTAAATCAAGTTGATAAATTACTTCATCTACGAATTTGAATAATGATTCGAATACATTCTTCGGATTGGTAATTATTCCGGTAGATTTATACCTATTGAAATTCTGCTTAAACTTATCCTTCCATTCCCAATCCCAGAGAGGTAGAAATTGGTATTGCACTAATAATTTATCTTCTGGTTGGATTAAATCTTTGTGTAGAACCAACAGACTATCATTAAGATTAACATGATCTGAACAGTTTAGGCTAAACAAAGAATTTTCCTGATGCCGAAAACTTTGTTTAATTCCACCATAAAATTCATCAAGGTAATCTGGTGTTTCTACAATATCGCATTTATCAAAAATAAATTTTGCTTTGTTGATAAATACATTTTTATATAAACTTGGGATAACAAAATAATATGTGATTTTTTCTGGAGTCATCAACACTTCATAACATAGTGGTTGTCTTGGTCTATATATCAATTCTCGATTATCACTTCGTAATTCAAATCTTTCAAATAGAGGTTTATTGTATTTTGCAATAGTGTTCATCATGCGTTCAAATGTTTTTGCGGAATAACCAGTTTTGAAGGGAATAATTTTCAGTACAGAATATGGATATGGTTCTATGCTTAACTTTTTTAGCATTACAATTTTTTGAGATAAAGCTATATTCATATTGACCCCCTCATATTTACAGATAATATTATATTAAATACTCGTAGCAACAATAAAACAAAATAACCAAATAGAATTTTTTGTCCTATATTTTCCTTATTACCGAAAAACATTAAACGAATACATTGATATAAAATGTATCCAACGACACCAATACAGACTATTGAAATTAAATTTAACAATACTCCTTGTAGATAATTTATAATCCCTTCAACAATTCCTTCGATTGTTTTTTCTACCATTGGCTTTTACCTTAATGGGGCATTTTTGCAAGTATTTCATTACAAATAGTGTCAATTAAACCAACGATAATAGGGATACCCCTTCCTAGTAGATACCCCACAAACGTTGTCCAAAGAGAAGTGTAGGTGTGCTGATCCATACCGCCTAGTCTATGTCGGATTAATTTAAGTGAATGTTGAAACAAAGTTAAGGCTAAAGCAAGTTTCAAAATTGAAAATAGATACGGAGATAAAGCATCAAAAATCAAACTAAACAAATCCATTTATGCTACCTCCCTTTTATAAAAATTTTTATTAACCAAACCAAAACTACAACACCACAAATAGTTCCACAAATATTTAAATAATCTAAAATATTCAAAATTTTTCACCTCTTTCATGTATAATATTCTTTTACTTGTTAATACTAACGTCAGAAGGTTAGAAAAGGAGCTGACTAAATATGTTTTGGGTCACAATGGCAGGGTTAGGTTTAATCCTCGCACACGATATTATCACAATACTATAGTTTCTCACCCGCCCCCTAGTCATGGGGGTTTTTCATTTTCCTCCTTATTTTTAATGATAATTATAGGTATGCACAAAATGATGATAATATGATACTAATTTAAAAATAAAAAAGACCGTTTATACGGTCTTAGATAAAAATCGTAGAATGATAATTTCATCTCGCAGATCAATAATTCTTTCGTTTAATTGTTCATTTTCTTTTTCTAATTCAAAACATTTATTTTTCCAAAATTCAAGGTCTTCCAAAATTATCACCGGCATAAAAGAATATTTTTATTGCAATTTTGTTTTTTGAAATTCCTGCGGAACAATAGGTTCAAATCCTTGCTCAATTAATTCTAATTTAAAATTGATATTTTAATATAACTTAATTACATCTTCTATTTTTTTGGAATTAGGAATAACTTGAGCAAACTCTTCTTCGGTCATATTAATAATCATTGTTTTAGTTTTTTCAAAATCTTTATATTCAAACATCTTGGATTTTTGAACCATCTCTAATTCTTTGTCATCTTCATATTGCCTATAATAAATACGACACTCTCCATAACCATCATTAATCAATTCGCATAACTTATTATATAAATTAAAAACGTTCATTATTTACATCCTCCTAAAACAGTCATTTTATCAATTATTTTAGTTTATTATTATAATATTTCTGTTTAATTGTCAATATTATAAATTTCTTTTCTTTTTAATCTTGCTAATTCGATTGCTTTATTTAAATCTTCTCTTATAAACTTTCCTAATATTGCATTTTTGCCATCCACCTAATTTTACTTCACCATTATAATGATAAATTGCTTTCCGAACAGCTTCAATTGCATCCAATTAGCATCTCTCCTTTTTTCAAATTTAATTAACTTCATTAAGTATCGCCTCCATAAAATTTCTGTTTTATCAACACAATATCTTTTAACTAACTACCCCAGCGTTATATCTAGTGCATTTATGAATTATTT